ACGCCTTCTGGTCAGAATAATGAAGGCGCTATTGGTATGGTTTATACAAGCGGTAACTTATATACTATTTCTTACAATCAAGGCCAAAAGATTGCTAAATGGCCTTGGGCTGGTGTTTCTAATTACACTGTACCCACATCCCAATACCACCTAGCCGTAACAAAAACATCTGGACAAATAGACAGTTCTACTTGGGTAGACATCAACAGCATGACAGCCGATCAGTCGCTTGGTGATGGTGAGGCATACTATGCAGTATCCACAGATGATAGAACCACTTGGTCTGTCGCAAAGGCAAGCGATGGTGTTCGTCCTATTGTGAGAGATAATGCAGGTACTTGGCAGTATAATAGTGATGCGGGTTCAGTTACTGGAAATGCAATAGCTAATGCTTCTTATGTGGGTACTGGTACGTTTGTTACTGGTGGCTCAGTAGATGCTTCCGAAATCCAGTGGATCAATAGCGGGAACTCTCTTATTGCATTGAATAGCAACACAAACGCAGTTGATAAATATAATGCTTCCACTGCTTATGACATTACGACATTAACTTATTCACAGTCTTTCAGTGTATCTGCACAAGAAATATATTTGTCTTGTTTGTTTATGTCATCCGATGGTCTGCATATGTATGTAGCAGGTAACCAAGGTAATGATTTAAATGAGTATTCGTTATCTACAGCGTATGATTTAAGCACCGCTTCTTATGTTAGAAATTCATTAAGTCTTTACAATGTAGGTGCTATCTGGTTTAAGCCAGATGGAACAAAGCTCTATTCTTCAAACTTTAATGGTAATAATATAGACACTTATACTCTAAGCACTGCTTGGGATAGTTCGACAGCATCATCTCCTACATCTTACACTTTGCCTAATTCAGGTTCTGGCGGTGTAGGTCAAATATTTATTAGCGACAATGGTCTAAATCTTTATGTAAGTATGCCTAGCACTGACACAATTAAGCATTACATAATGTCTACTGCATGGGATATTAGCAGTGTTGGAAGCACTCCTGCCAGTATGAGTTATGCTAGTCAAGCAGGGCAAATGACAGGGCTGACATTTAATTCAGATTTTACTGAAATGCAGACCGCTTATTTAACTGCATATTACCGCTACAACATAACTCAAAACTCATACGGCACCTCAACCACATGGACTAACGCCACAACTAACGATGAGTTCTACGCACTACAGCAGGCACTAGGTGCAACTGAGTTCAACCGAATGGACAAAACTCAGCTAGACGCAGTAGCAGATGGTTCTCACTTCACGCTAGGCGATACGTTAGACTTGGCGATTGCACTCAAGCAAGACACTGCATCAGCTTCACTGCCTACCTCAGACGGTGTAAGCATTAACTATGATGCACAGGCACTAAACCAAGGTGCTGTACTAGGGACAGATTACGACTATGACTTCCCTGATAGCACTACGGTTCGTATCACTTCTAATGCTGCACAGAACCTGAAGATACGTGTAGTATAACCTTGACAATTCAGCATTTATGAGTTAAACTATGAGTGAAGTAAAGCTTTCCCCAGATGAACTAGAAGCTATGCTGGATCGTGCAGCTAGACGTGGAGCTAAAGAAGCTCTACGTTCTATCGGCTTACTTGATGATGATGCACAAAGAGACATTACTGAGATGCGTGGCTTGATAGAAGCTTGGCGTGACACTCGTAAGTCTATCTGGTCTACAATAACAAAATTAGTCACTGTCGCCGTACTGACATTTATAGCTGGTGCAGTGTGGATGACAATGAGTAAATAAGGTAAAGACAATGGCAGAAAATAATAAACCTACAGCGACTATTATTCAGACCTCTGATGGTATGAGCTTAGTTAAATATTCTGATGGGTCTATCCAAACAGGCACAGAAGACCAGTTAAAGGAGTCTTTGTCTGCTAGTTATAATGTTGTGACTAAAAAGTCAGACTACATTGCAATGGATATTATTGGCGAACACCAACTAAAACACGCTGATGACATCGCTGCTAGACAGTCTTCAGGACAACAAGGTTATGGTGAGAGAATGCAGTCATCTTATGCAGATGCTGCACAGACTGGCTTTACTCCTGAGCGTCCTGAAGAGCTTACCTTTGATCCAGAATCTGCTGTAGGGGTAGGTAAGAAAGGGCCATTCGGTTTATTCGGTGATAGAGCTAGCTATGTAATGCTATCTGATGGAACTAGAATACAGTCTACCAAAGGTAATACTGCTCAAGAAATAGAAGATGCAAAAAGAATAGCTCAAATATGGGTTGATAGACGTAATGCAGCTATTTCTGCTTGGGATAATATATATGGCGCTCAGGCTTCTAATAATGCTAAAACAGCAATAGACAAACTTATAACGTCTTATGACCATTTCATTGCTACAGGTCAAGACGATGGTGGTGGCTTTATTAATAAGCAAACAGGTCTACCTATCGGCGCTAACAACGAAGCTGAAGCATTCTTGATGCGCTCAGGTAGCTATGTAATGTCTAGGGATACTATGCTTGGTATCTTAGACAATAGTAGTGCTGCTCTTAAAGCTTCTCTTGGACAGGGTTATTGGTTTGACGGTATGCCTTTTGAAGGTCAAACTGCTGATGAATACCAGTGGAGCCAAGTTCGTGATCGTGTAGCAGACAACCTACTAAATAACGTTCTTGGTTCTGTAGCAGATAACCGTGACTTCGGTAAGCTACTAGCCGTATCAGCTTATAGTGCTGATGCATTTGTTAATGCTGTATCTGTAGCTAACACACAAAGTTATACCGTAGGTGACCCTACATGGAATCCTGAAACAGGTGAGTTTGAGGGTTATAGCAGAGGTGATGTATCCTTTGGTATGGTTAACGGTCAGCCTATGATGACAGGTGTGTCAGGTAACAGTGGTTTAAGCAAGCAGATACTAGACGGTCTGTGGGTTGCCCCTGAAGATATTCAAGGTGTTGTTGAGGGTGATGTTTATTCTAATTACCAAGGCTACTACGATAAGTTCCGTAAAAGCTATGAGTTCTTGAATGACTATGACTTCCTTAACCTTAAAGGTTTAGACAATAAGATCATACAGAAACCTGCTGATACATCAGGCTTAAGTGTACAACCTGGAATGAGTGGTACACAAGGTACAGGACAAACTGTAGACTACTCTGGTTCAGCCGTGCAGCCTAACATGTCACAAACATTCCAGACATCTGCATCTGCTCCTGTTACATATGATCCACAACAAGTAACACAAACTTATCAAACTGTAGACCCTTCTCTAGGTGGCGCTGGGACAGGTACATACCCACAGGCTCCTGTGTCTGGTACGTTTAACTTACCTACACAAACTGCTGGTCTATCTGCTGTACCACAAACTATTACAACTAAGACAGACTACACTGGTACAAACACGGCTAACCTTACACAACCTTCTCAGGGTGTAGGTGGTGTAGAGCAAGTTGCGTATCAGAATCCAGCTACACAGCAAGTCATCCGTATGACAGAGATCAACGGTAGCCCTATTGGCGTTATCCCACCAGGTTTCCAGAAAGTTACATCTGCTGCTAAAGGTGCTTACATCAATGGCTACGCAGATGGTGGCTTAGTAGAAGCTGAGAAGACTATGGCATCTAAGTTCCTTGGCTTCAAGGGTGGAGACTTAGAGAAGTTCTTGGAAGCTAACCCTGCTGCTGCAGCTAAGATGGGTAAGTACCGTACAGCACTACGTAATAAGATGACACAGAAAGGTACTGTGTTTGCTCAAGGTGGTACATTCGTTGATAATGCAAACCAGTTGGCACAAGTATCTGGTTTAACTGTACAAGGTCAAGACCCATATCAGCAACAACTAGCTGCAATGCAACGTGGTGCTATTCAGCAAACTATGCAACCTGTACAGTCTAACGTACAGATGATGGTGCCTGATGCTGCAGATTTTGTACCAGGACAAGCGGGTCAAGCATACCCATTAGCTCCATTCGCACAGGCTGCTACAGTACCATCTACTGCACAGGCTGGTATGCCTATGACTGCTCCTGCATCTACTATGACTACAGGTGCTGTTGCTCCTGCTGTACAAGCTCAGACAGATGCACTACAAGCTGCTACTGGTGTTGTTGCCCCTGAAGCACAAGTAACTGCTGCACAGCAAGAACAAACATCTGTGTCAGGCGTGGAAGCTGCGCAAGGTACAGCTATCATGATGAACAACCCTGTACAACGTGAGATACAGGAAGGTGAGCTTATCTCAGGTGCAGCTAATGCAGAGAAAGCATCACAATATGCTGAAGAAATACAAGCTGCTACAGCTACCCCTTCTAAACAAGCTACTGTACAAGGTCAGCTAGAAGGGCTTATGCAGCAGTTTGAGGGTGGGGAGACACCTGCTTGGGCTGCTGGGTCTATGCGTACAGCGATGCAGACACTAGCTGCTCGTGGTTTAGGTGCGTCTAGCCTAGCAGGTCAGGCTGTTATTCAAGCTACTATGGAAGCTGCGCTACCTATCGCTCAGATGGATGCACAGACTATGGCTACGTTTGAAGCACAGAACCTGTCTAACCGTCAGCAACGTGCAATGCTAGCTGCACAACAACGTGCTACATTCTTAGGTCAAGAGTTTGATCAAGCATTCCAAGCACGTGTAGCTAATGCATCACGTGTAGCTGATATAGCTAACATGAACTTCAATGCTGAGCAACAGGTTGCACTAGAGAATAGCCGTGCTGCTAACACAATGGCACTAAGCAATCTGACTAACCGTCAAGCTATGGTTATGGCTGAAGCTGCTGCATTGTCACAGCTAGACATGGCTAACTTGAACAACCGTCAACAAGCTGCTGTACAGAATGCTCAGAACTTCTTACAGATGGATATGACTAACTTATCCAACCAGCAACAGACAGCTATGTTTAAGTCACAGCAAAACATTCAAGCCCTACTTACTGATCAAGCTGCTGAGAATGCTGCTGCACAGTTTAACGCTACGAGTGAGAACCAGACTAACCAGTTCTTTGCATCACTTACATCACAGGTATCACAGTTCAATGCTACACAGCAGAACGCTATGGACCAGTTCAACGTGAATAGTGTTAACGCTCTACGTGAGTTTAACTCAGAGATACAGCAACAGCGTGACTTGTTCAATGCACAGAATGGTCTTGTAGTTGCACAAGCTAACGCACAGTGGCGACAGAACATTGCTACTATGAATACTGCTGCGCTTAATGAAAGCAACGCTACCTTTGCTCGTACTATCAATCAGCTTACACAAGTTAACATGGAACAGATATGGCAGCGTGAACGTGACATCATGAGCTTTGCATTCCAGACAGCTAACAACAACGCTGATCGTGCTACAAGTATCGCTGTTGAACAGCTAAGAGCAGAGGCTACTAAAGAAGCTGCTGAAGGTACTAAGAGCGCTGGGTTTGCTCAGGCAGCAGGTGCAGTCATTGGCGCTATCATAACAGGGTAATAATAATATGGCAGATTTTAACTACGATATGTTTAGCTTGGGAACTGCAGCTAAAGATAAACTAAGAGAAGTATCTCAAGAAGGTGTCAAACCTACAGGTATCGGTGCTAAACCTGCTGATGAACAGGAGCCTATGGATAAAGGCTTCTACGAAAGTATGTATGACGCTATCATGACTTACTTCGATGACTCAGAAGAAGCTGATCGTGTTCTAAAAGAAGACAAACCTGATCGTGATGCGATACGTAGCATGACGTTATCTGAGTTTGATGATATTACATTACGTTCTGCTGAAGAGGCAGGTGTGTTACGTCAAGATATGGGTAAGACTGAAGCTGCTGTTCCTGAAGAAAGAAAAGAAACACGGTTAGTAGATGTAACAGATACAGAGCTAGGTAAGTTAGATAATGTTAAACCCCTTGAAGAGTTGGCAGAAGATATTGATCCTGGTACTATTGACACTGAGTCTCTTGATGCTGATGGGGTGCAGCCTACCGATGGGAAAGGGTTAATGAGTCCTCGCCTTGATAGAGGCGATGATATACTACCGCCCAAATCTGTATTTATTAACAAAGCAGACACTAGTAAAGGTGATACAGAAAGAGAGTTGTATAAAGAGGCATATCAGGCTGGTCTTAGTGGAGATGAATTAAAAGCTTTCATGGCACAAGTAGCGCATGAGTCATCTTCATTTGGGCGTATAGAAGAGCGTGGATATAGCTGGTCTAAAAACTATAAAAACATGCCTCAAGTTTGGAAAGACAGACTTAAGCGTGATGGTGTAACTGAAGCTAATGGTTCGGCAGAGAATATATTTAATTCTGTTTATGCAAACAGGCTTGGCAATGGTGATTACGCTAGTGGTGATGGTAATCGCTACCGTGGAAGAGGTTATATCCAGCTTACGGGCAAAGACAACTACCGCACTATAGGGGAAGCTATTGGCGAAGATTTGGTTGGTAATCCTGATCTTATGTCAGACCCCGCAATTGCCAGAAAAGCAAGTATTGCGTGGTGGAAACTTAATGTAAGAGGCAATGTACCTGATGACGATTACACAGATATTAATGCTGTATCAGGTCTTGTAAATAGAGGTAGTGCCACACGTACAGCTAGCGGCCTAGAAGATCGTAAAAAGAAGTTTGCAAAGTATAATGAGAAAGTAACTAACAGCCGTACTTCACCACGTCCTATGTTACGCCCTGAAGAAGAAGATTCATAATGTTTGGCTTACCCCTAGAGTTAATTACAATGTTGTTCTCCACCGTGTTAGGTGGGGTTATGTCTATCTGGGGGCAGTCCATGAAAGCCCGTCAGATGCAGAACGAGATGCTCATGCAACGTGCAGAGTTTAACCGTAGTGCTGTAGCTGATGCACGTGACGCAGGTAAGAATGATAAACACTTTGCTTGGACACGTAGGCTTATAGCTTTATCTGCTGTATTCTCTATTATTGTCTTGCCAAAGCTAGTCGCTGTATGGTATCCTGATGTAAGCGTATATGTAGGCTACACTGAAGCTACTGGTGGTCCTATGGCTTGGTTGTTTGGACCAGACGAGTCTATTCAATGGAAGATGGCTAAAGGCTTTGTAATAACTCCACTAGACACACATATCGTTTCAGCTATCGTAGGACTCTACTTTGGCGCTGGATTCACTAAATAAGGTATAATTAAAATGGCATCATTTCTTGAAGCACCTGTACCAGGTCAGTCACTAACTGACCAACCTAAGAACTGGCCTTGGGAGAACCCGCCAGAAATGGCTGATACTGAAGAGGCTACACGTTACTATATTAACAAGCTAGCTGATGAAGACGTAATGGATGACTTGTCTGTTTTGCTTGGTGGCGGTATGCCTGTTGCACCATTCGTTAAGACACTCCTAACTACAGGTGTTATGAATGGTTTGCATTCTATTGATGTAAGTATGATCATTGCACCAGTCATTCACGCATTTATTAAAGCTGCTATGACAAGCTACGGTATTGAAGTACGTGATGATATTACTAGCCCTGAAGAGGCACTCAAAGAGCGTGAGAAGAAACGTTTGCTTACAGCTATTGAGTTGGCTATGGCAGATGCAGACAGAGGTAGCGAAGACCCTGGTGTGGCTCTACTACAGGAAGTACAAACTACTCTAAACGAAGAAGACGTAGAAGCAACGAATGAAGATATGACTATGGAAGTAAGCGACTCTGCTGAACCCAAAGGCTTGATGGCGAAGGAGGCTTAATTATGGCGTTTGACTGGATGGCTTTTGCACAGGGGTTCATGGAAACTGCTGCATCTAATATCAAAGAAAAGAAGAAAGAAGCTCGTGAGTACGAGACAGAGCAAGAAGACTTAGCTAAGCGTAACCTGCTAAAGATCAGTGAGCGTAACGCTACTGTGAACAAGGTACTAGGCTTGTCTACTATGCTATCAGAGAATGGCGTATCTAATGACCAGATACAAGCTGCTATTGCATCTGGCCCTAACGCTATTTCTGAACTTGCTACGAAGGTACAAGAAGCTGTAGCTGCACAAGGTGGTAAGCCTCTTACTAGCTCAGACGTAGATAGTATTATCCGTATGCCTAAAGACTTCTCTCCTGTTGACATGGACCTAGACGAATATGTTAAGCGTTCATATGGTTTGTACTCACCTAATGCAGGTGTAAGTGATGCTGAAGAGGTTGGCTTCTGGGATAAAGTAACTGGTGATGCTGCAATGAAACGTGCTAAAGGTAAGCTAGACAGCAGTGTTATGTATGAAAATTATACAGCGGCTGACATCAATGAGCTAGCTGCATCAAGTGACTACAAAGCTATCATCCCTTCTACGTTTGCTACGTTCACAGACTTTAAACGTTTCGGTAGTAGGGATCGTATGGCTGTTCAAGCTGACATCCTTACACAGATTGAGTACTTAGAAGAGTCTGATCCTGAGTATAACTTAGCTAAACAAACAGTAGATAAATATGATCCTGGTGTGTCAGGTGAAGATGGAAAAGCTGTATATGAAGCTGCACTAGAAGTAGTAAAACGTAAGCATCGTGAAACGTTTGGGCCTATCTTTGATGAAGCTATTAACGACTATGGCACACAAGCTCTAACAGGCTTGGATGATATTATGACTACGTACATGGGTGAAGAGTATGTCACTGATCTACGTGATACACTAAGCCCTGCTATCAGAGAAGAGACTGATCAAAGTGCAGCAGCTACTATTGAAAAGACAGGCGGTACTGTAACTAAAACCGAGAATACTATCATTATGTCTCACCCTGATATTCTTAAAGATGAAGAGGGTAATACTATAGAGGTAACCTTTGATCTAGGCGAGAATGGTATTGTGGAAAGTGCTACAGCAGGTGACATGACATTTAGTGCAGAAGAAGCACAGCTTATCCACAATGAGTTTACTAACTATGTAACTACAGGTGTTATAAGTCGTGACTTGAATGCACCTCTACCTGAAGGTGCAGTAAACGTAGACCCTACATCAATTACACGTGAAGAGTGGCAAGGTATGTCCCCTAATGAACGTGAAGCTGCTGGACTACCACGTAGTGTATTAGGTGGTAGGGGTACTATGTTTGCATCACAGGAAGGTTTTGCACAAGTAGAACTTAAGCGTAGTGCTAACCCTGATGCTATGTATAAGATAAACATTTCTGGTTTAGGTACGTTCAAAGTAAAAGGCTCAGACCTTAAGTATATCTCTGATCAACGTCTAGCTGCTGAGCAAGGCGGTGTAACTATCTCTGAGTTTGGTGTAGACGATGACATGCCAAGCAAAACTATGACAGCTAAACGCCTACAAAAGATGTATGGTGAAGACGCTAAAGAGCCTGTTACAGTAGAAGGACCAGAGGAAGAGGCAGAGTCTGAAGGTATTATGGTTAAGCCTAAGCTTCGCCCTGACACTCGTAGCATTCGTGAAAAGACTATGGATCGCTTCGGTATTACACAAGAAGCATTGCAAGAAGGACTTGACTCAGGTTCTATCACAGAGTTAGACTTACAGGTTCTTACTGAATCAGGTGATGACATCTTTGAATACATGAAAGATAAAGTAGAGGATGCGCCTGATGACGCTGAGTTGTTTGGTCTACTAGCTGACTGGGCAGACGAGAACAACAAGATTCTACCATTCAATAAAGGTTTCCTAGTGTATCAGTTCAAGAAGGTTCTAAGTAATGGCTAAGACTATCCAAGAAATACTTTCGGCTGGTAAAGCAGCGGAAGAACAAACAAATGAAATACTTGGAGAGACACCTAAAGTAGGTGATGCTAATGACTTCCTCAATAAATACTCAGTGCGTAGACGTACAGAGGCTGAAGAGGAAGACACTGTAGTTGACATGGGTGCAAAGCTTAAGAAGAAAGACTTACTTAAGCAAGGTAACATAGCCAAGATTCGTAACTACATGATCTCTCGTAAAGGTGTAGACTACAAAGACAAAGATGATAACGCTGTAGTTGAAGACTTTGTTGATCATATGCGTAGCTTCAATACAAACCTTGTAAGCACCAGTGGTGAGGTACGCCATATCACTAATGCATCTGAGGATGACAAGCGTATTGCACGTGATGCTTATCAGTTATACGATCAGCTAGGCAACGTGTTTGTTAATGATGGATTCTTTGGTGCAGTAGACGGTGTGTTTGACTACATTGGTGCTGCTGCTACAGACCCGTCTAACTACATTGGTTTGCTTACAGGTGGTGTAGGTAAAGCTGCAGCGCTGGGTATCACACAAGGTGGTAAAGAGCTAGTCAAACGTGCAGCTATCGAAGCAGGACAGGCAGCTATCAAGTCTGGTGCTACCCGTCAGGCTGCTCAGAAAGCTTCTAAGGAGGCTGCAGAACGTGTAGCCCAGCGCCTAGCAGAGAAAGGCGTTAAGGGTAGTGCAGCTAAGAAGTTACGTGAACGTGTAGCTCTACGTGAAAAGCAGAACTTCCTGTATAACGCTAAGAAGAAAGCACAGAAAGAATATCTTACTGATGTAGGTAAAGAAGGTGTACGTAAATCTTTGTACGCTACTACAGGTATTGATGCTTCACTTGCTATGTTGCATGACTATCAGATTCAGAATGTCATGCTAGACGTAGGCGCACAGGAAGAGTACAGCAAACTACAGACAGGCTTTAGTTCATTGCTTGGTGGTGTCGCTGGTGGTGCACAACTTCTTGGCGGTAAGGCTAAAGGTCTTAGCGGTTTGTCAGAGACAGACCTACAGCTACGTAAAGCTAAGCGTAATGCTGAACTAGAGTCTGACATCGAAGCTGCTACACTTATTGCTTTACCTAAGAAAGAAGTAAAGCGTGTAACTAAACACATCAATGAAACACTTGATAGCTGGGAAACAAAGTGGCAGCGTGGGGATAACCTGTTCCAAACATCTATGCTACCTGCTGAGCTACTGCATGACATTATGCTAGGCACAGACGGTAAGGGTGGTCTAGCTAAAGTGTTCAAAGATAATGGCATGAAGCTAAACAAGAACCTACGTGTTACAGATGTAATGACTAACGTTCTTAAGCAGATGCCACAGGATGAACTACAGGGTATCTCTAAGCGTATGCAGCCACTAGTAGGTTACACACTGGGTGATACAACTACTGTAGCACAAGAGCTAGGTGATCTTATCGCATCTAAAGTACGTAACGGTATGCAGCTTGGCAACGTTATGTCACAGACACGTAAGACTATTGATGCAGGGGTGGTACACGGTCAGCGTGTTATGGATAACCTTGTACGTGATAAGCAAGCTAAGGAAGCGATTGAAGAAGAGATTGCTAAAGCAACGAAGTCACCAGGTAAACTAGGTGCTTATACTCAGTCTGTGTGGCGTAGATTGCTTGTGTCTTCTCCTGCTACTACAGCATTGAACGTTGTAGGCTTCTCACAGTTCTACCTTGGTTCAACTATGGCTGATGTATTCACAGGTTCAGCTAACCTAGTGTATGGTCTAGCACGAGGTGGTAACTTTACTAAGCGTGGACGTGAAGCGTTACGTGTAGCTAATGTATATAAGAACATCCAAGCGCAAAAGATGCGTAACCTGATGGACCCTTACACTACACACGATGCATACATGGACTTCCTTGCACAGAATAAAGACATCGAAAAGACTTTGTTTGAAAGTGTGACAGGTGGTATTGAACGTTCAGGTAAACGCTTCAACATTGACCCTAACTCTAAGTGGTTCAAGCAAGTAGAGACTGTGACTAACGCAGCTAACCGTCTAACAGGTGTACGTGTACAAGATACATTTACTAAGTCACAAATGTTTATGACTGAGCTAGATAAGTATCTACGCCTTAAGAAAGACAAAACCCTACAAGAGGTACTTAACGATGGTAGCATTGACCTTATTGATGATGGCGTTATCGGTAGCGCTTTGGACACAACACTTAAGTCTGTGTTCTCTAAAGACTACACGACAGACGATCAACTCCTAAGTCAAGCTGCTAAGTTCACAGAAAGTATTTCTAACATTCCTGTGCTTGGTACAGTACTACCCTTTGGACGTTTCTTTAACAACGTTATCGCTACATCATATCAGTGGAGTGCAGGTGGTGCAGTAGAGTTAATGTCTGCTATTGCTAAATCAGAGAAGCGTAACATTGAAACAGTAGAAGCTGCAGCACGTAGCCTTACAGGTGTAACTGCGCTGGGCTTAGCTATGCACTACGATGAAGAACGTCAGAAGAAGAACTTAGGTACATTTGAGATTGACGCTGGTGGTGGTACTATCGTTGATGCACGTAACACCTATCCATTCTCTTTGTTCTTAGCTGCAGGACGTATCGGTAACATTCGTAGTCGTGGCGAGGATGTACCTCCTGAACTTACAAAAGAACTATTAGAACAGCTTGCCGTTGGACAGCTAGCAAGTGACGTGCAGTTTGGTAATGACCTTACACGTATCGTTGACTCATTGCTAAACCAAGATGTAGAAAAGTCTAAGGCTAGTTTCGATGCTATTGCTAAGATGACAGGTAACTACTTCGCTGGCTTCACACGTCCGTTAGACGCAGTGAATAAGCTTACAGGGTTCATCACTGATACAGACGTAGCAAAAGACATTCGTCAAGCAGAGGGTAGCGGAGAGCTATTCACACAGGCTGCTACACGCTACTTCGATAACGTCATTGAAGCATTCACAGATAAAGCTGATAGCGTTACTGGTGAAGAGCTACGGGTGGCTACACGTGAAGGTAAGATACAAGACGCTAACCCTATGGCACGTATCTTTGGTGTGACTGTCAAGCCTGGACGCACAGCTACAGAGAAGGTTTACTCTATGGCACAGATGCAACCGTGGACTGCCAGTGAACGTTCTAACATTGCAGCGTATGACAAAGTGTTTAACGAGACACTAGCTCCTGTACTAGAACGTGCAACAGATAAGCTGCTACGTGATCCTGCTTTTGCTAATGCTGATCTGATAGGTAAACGTGCTATGCTGAAGCGTGAACTGTCAGACGTTAAGTCTCGTGTACGTAAGTCACTTAACAAGTATGCACCTGCTGAGACACGTATGTTAGCTATCAAACGTAAGGCTAGCTCACACGGCAACAAAGAGCTACGCAGTAAGACACTAGGTGTGATGCGTGATAGGTTTGACTTTCAGGGTGGGGTAGAGGATATGTCCTACTCAGAGTTACAGTTCTTCATGGACTATATAGACTACCTAAAAGATGTATACGAATAAGAAGAGGGGCCAAGCGGCCCCTTTACTTTTTAATACCATGTATTGATGCACTTCGTTCTGACCACATCTGCACCTCTACTAAGTTCTTAAGTGCTTCGTGTTTCTCTTCAGTGCTGTGTAAGTTATCTACTATGTATTGTCGTAGATTCTTAACACCTTCTTGTAACCCTGCCCTAAACTGTTTCTGTCTCCCAGAGATAAACGCTTCTGCCTCTTTCTCTAGTGTCATATACCTTCCTTCATAAAGACCTTTACCCATTGTGCACAGATGTCACTACGTATAATGTCATCCACACCAAACTCCACAACAGGTACAGGTATCATGTGTTTCTTTGCTAGGTGAATAACTTTAGACAGACCATCACCTTCTTTTAAGTCTGACTGTTGTATGTCACCATTAAGCACAATAGTACTACCTTCACCCACACGAGTCAACAACATCTTAAGCTCATGTGTAGTAATGTTTTGTGTTTCGTCTACGATGATGAACGCATTGTCAAAGCTACGCCCACGCATCAAAGCTAGAGGAGCCATCTCTACATTGTTGTTCTTGATGGCTGTCTCTAACGTACCCTTGCCCCAGTGTTTCTCTAACACGTCAAGCACAGGCAAAGCCCACGGGTAAACCTTCTCTTCTAAGCTACCAGGTAGGAACCCAATGTCCTTACCTACAGCTACGTGGGGGCGTGTGATAACGATCTTGTCAATCTCTTTGAGTGTGTACAGGTCTGCTGCATAGGTGGCTGTGACGTAGGTCTTACCAGTCCCTGCAGGTCCAAGTACAAACACTTGGTTGTATGACTTGAGATGCTCAAGAAACTCTTTTTGTTTCTTTGTCTTCGGCGTAAGACCAGAGGTCTGCTTGGATTGAGCGTTCTTGTAGTTTGTCTTTCGGCGTGTCCGTGTTTGCTTCTTCGGCGGTTCCAAGTCTATATTCATCTAAGTTATCTAGTACCTCTATTGCTTGTTGTACTGTTAGTTTAAACCATTCTCCGTTAACCTCTGAGGCAAGTTTAGCTGCTCTAGTGTGTGCCTGTTGTTCTGCCTTGCGTCTATTGTTAGAAGCTACACTATGCTCTAGTATGTAGTCACGATGTGGGCTGCTTGTTTGATAGCCGTTACATCTATCCTCTGCATCAATAGCCATACCTATCTTAACCCAGTCAGGCCATGCCTTGTTTGTTATAACATACACATAACCCTCTTTGATAGTATCAAGTTTGTAAGTACTTTTAAAAGCAGCATCACTAAAAGATTTATATTTACCTGGCTTAAAAAGAGGGTGCGTTTTAGGGATGTAAACGCCATCAACATACATATCCCTTGAATGCCAGCACTTCTTACATAAATACTTACCTTGCTTTTTACGTGCTTCTGTCCAGTTATCACCTATAATAAGTTTATCAGAACACTCGATGCAACCTTTCATATCATACTCCTTGTGGAACTTGTGTGCAAAACGTTAATACCTGTGCTTCAGGTGTTGGTCTGGTAGCCATAAGCCGTTGTTGTAACACCTCCTTTGCTTGACTACAAACTTCATAGCTAGGGAAAAGGATAGGCGCTGGGTCAATGAAATACTTATCACCCAAGAACAGTATAGCTACCAGAACATACATTACTCTGTACCGACTACATATTCTTGATACAGTTCAGTGCCTGTCTCGTAAGCGTATGCACCTGCAGGTACTACTACATCATTAGCTACACCTATTGCAATAAAGGCTGTTACTACTACTGATACTACTGTTGCGAACATATTAAACTCCTTATAACTGTTCTACTAGTTCTTGGTAACCACCTATGTAATTACCTTCTATATCCCATATCTGAGGTACTGTACGTATATCAGCTTTCTTGAACAAGTCAAGTACCCATTTGGAATCATTGAGAGAGTAATAACTAACTACTCCCCCTTTGTCTCTTATAAGCCCTACTGCTTTGCTGCAGTACATACAGTCGGCTCTACCTACTACAACGTACTGTTTCATACTAGGTCTACGATTTCACAGCTATCGCCAGAGCAAGCCATTGTCTGCATCGCTACAGTGTTGTCTTCCTGCTCGTACTCGTTCAACTTATTCCAGTCGATACGCTCAGGCATTAGCTTCAGTAGCTCTTCGTACTCTTGCTTTGTGCAGTCCTGATAAGGTGCTTGCTGATAAGTATGATCGCTGTGTGGTAGGAATGATACGCCTGACATCTCATCAAAGTGTTCGTACACAAATGCACCTACGGCTAACCATTCACTGTCACGTACTGTGATAGTCACCGATGGTTTATGCTCACACCATGAACGCTGATACGTAAGCCATGTCTCTAGCTGCTCAATAGCTGTCATGTCATTACGTGTTACAGCTTTGTTAGGTGACTTCTGTGGGAAGCTAAACACTGTAGTTGTATCACCCTTAAACACACAAGGTTCAGCAGGGATGCCTTGATCAATCATGAACTGGGTAAGAGGGTCTTTGTTATCTCCCCGTACAGTCCGAATGTAATAAGGGTTATGACGAGCATGGATGCCACTAGCAGAGTCCACAAGTTGTGATACCGTCCCAGATGGTTTAACGCAAGTGATAGAAGCAGATACAGGGATACCAAGACGTTCAGCCCAAACAGCATTAGTATCAACTGCGACATTTCGTAAGTGTTCAAGAGTCTTCTCCAATCCTTTGTTCTTTGAAGTCATCAAGGGGTTATCCATGATACCTGTTAGCGACACTCCAAGCAATCGTTCTGCCTCAGTATTGTCTCGCCACACCTTTCGCAGATACGGGAACTTAGTGTAGGTGGACTGGATAGTCCCCAGAATTGTTGCCAGACGGACCTTTCGTTCCAAGTCTTCCACACTGTCTGTAGCACGTACAACAACTTCCGTAAGATTGCAGAACTGATAAGGCCGCAATATGATTTCGCTGCACGGGTTAGTCCCGAACTCATGGTTAGGATCACGTCTGCCATACTTAGCAGCTTGTTTCTTAGATGCTTCACGATTGAATACTCCTCGCTCTCCTGACTTACTCTCTACTAGAGCTAGCCACTCTCGCATAAATGTTTCTACATTAGGCTTTTTAGTATAGGCTACTGAGTTGTTAGCTAATGCCCTATAACCAAACCGATATATGTTTTTATCTGGCTCGTCCCACCAGATACCTGACTTAGCATATCGCATAGAGTCATCACCTAAGTTAGACAAAGAGATCATAGCACTACGACGAACACCGCCTACTACAACAATTTCTCCTACCTTACACATTAGATCATGGCATTCTATAGAAGTTAACTCTCGTCCTTGTGCCTCAGTAAATGTTTTTATAGCAAAGTTAAATAAGTCCACCAAAGGCGCTGGGCCTGAAGCACGCCCACCAAACGTTTTTAGTCTTGCACCTGCAGGGCGAACTTTGCTAACATCCCACTTAGGAATCTCACCAGCCCATAGGAGTGCCAACACTTGACGGAAAGCTTTCGCCCAACCTTCCTTACTGTCCTTCACGACGACTGTGGTATCACTCTCGAACAACTCTGGTACTTCTGGGAGCTTAGTGATGTACTGCCGTTCTACAGAGAAACCAACCCCCGTGCCACAGAGGAGGATGTACATCGCTTCGTCGAAGCTTTTAGGATCATCTACTGGGAGATATGAACAGTTGTATCCTGCTGTGTTGTCACGCTCTAGCGCTGGGCCAGCAGTCATCATAGCTCTCATGGATGGCATGATGTCTAGTCCTACGATAGCTTGTTCTAGTTCATGCTTAGTCTCTGCATCTACCTTGTCCTTGATCACGTTAGTAGAGTATCGTGTTACTGTGTCATCCCATGACTCACGTCCGTAGTTGTCAAAGTACTTAGCATAACGTGACTTGTGGATAAATGATTGGTAGTCTGTTGGTAGGTAGTTGCTCATGATTTTTGTTTCACCTCTATCTGTTTAATCTCTGCATCTATATCGTATACAACATCCTGTATAAGTTCCTTCACGGTTTGCTCATACATATCTTCTGATATAGGAAGTATGTTGTCTTCTTCATCTATATCTATTGTCATTCTAATGTCAAACTTCATGCCGCCTTTTCCAGTAAATCAGTAAGATCGGGCTTCTTATAGTTTGGCCCTTTCATAACCTTGCCATCTTCACGTAGGATAGGATTGCCGTTGCTGTCTAGCTTAGACATGTTACTGTCATGCACACGTGCGAATGCTTCCATGAATACATCCTCACCGTAGTACTGTAAGCCTTCCTCTAATGCACGGCTGACCTGCCCTTGCTGCTTAAGAGACTTCTCTCGTTCATCATCACGCATCAGCATTCCTATATGTTCAGGGACTGTAAGAGATAACCCTGTCGATACATATAGTAAGTCACATAGTTCCTTCAAGTGGTTGTGTGTACCGAATGTCTCAGCACGAAACTCTGCTAACTCTTCATCAATCAAGCTGATCCACAAGCGTGGGTCTAGTGATCCTTTGAATGCTACAATGAAGTCTGCTACTTTCTCGTGTGGCATACGTGGACGCATTGCTTCTATGTCATCTTCGTTAATCATTTATGTTTCTCCGTGTAGCGTTTGCGTAGTCTGTTAAGATACCAGATAGCTTTATCAATATCTTCAAGACCATTCTTGTATTCGTGCCGCCAGAGATACTTTAGTACGTTAGCTGCGTGTGGTGCTGTATGTCCTGACATGTTCTCAGTCATAGCTTCGATAGCCTCAATACATTCGATACCAGCTTGGTTGTAATGAATCGGTTTGTTTACTGGATCAACCTCATCATCAAAAGAAATAGTTGTTAGTGTTGGTTCTATCTTCATGCGTTACCCTTCGTCTTAGTCCAAGTGTTCAGTGTATATACATTACCTTCACGTGTAACTTCAAGCTCTTCTTCTTCATCATCGTCAATACCCATAAGATAATTACGATGCTCTTCTACTAAGTCATACACATCAGGGTGTTCCGATGCTACATCAAGGAACGCTGACA